ATAATCTAAAGACTGTTCAGATGTCAAATGACAAAGGAACATGGTTTGGATGGGATGTATCTAAAGTTGGTCCGGTTACAGATAAAGGTGTTTATGCGATTGCTAAAAGCTTTGCTGAAAAAAACAGTAAGGGTCAAGTGAAAGTTAAACATGGATCTGACGAATCAAAAAGCGATTCACCCTATTAATCATCTAGCGTAAGCTAGGTTCCTAGGATTGGGCGTGGAAGCGAGAGTGGAAACGCCCAAGACAAAATTATGAGTATAAAATTAGTAGTAAATAATGAAATGAAATTTCTAAATAGATTTAAAGAAATATTTAAAGGGCTAGAAAGAGCCCATGGTTGTACTAAAATAAGTGCACCGGCTGAGAACGGTGTTAAGGTAAAAGGACAATCTTTTGTGGTACGTCAACCAGTGACTGACAATCTGTGGACAATGCATCTACAAGGAACACAAAGTTTAGGAATTATTCCAATCAATGATGATAATGAATGTAGATGGGGGTGTGTAGATATAGATTCCTATGCAGGATTTGATCACAAAAAATTAATAGATAAAATTAAAGAAGCCAAACTTCCACTAGTGGTGTGTAGATCTAAAAGTGGTGGAGCACATGTATTTTTGTTTGTAACAAAAGAAGTTAGTGCAGAAGTAATGAGAGATAAATTAACAGAAATAAAAACTATATTAGGTTATGGTGGATCAGAAGTATTTCCAAAACAAATTAAATTAAAATCACAGGATGATACAGGTAACTTTCTAAATTTACCATATTTTAATTGTACTAATTCAACTAGATATGCCTTTACTGAGGCTGGGGGAGCAGATACCATAGATGGTTTTTTTAGCTCCTACGAAAGAAATAAACAAACACCACAACAACTACAACAACTAAAAATCGAAAGACCTGTTTCAGAATATTCTGATGGGCCGCCATGTATAGAACTTATGGCCATTAATAAAATTCCAGAGGGAGGAAGAAATAATGCATTATTTCATTATGGCGTATACGCTAAAAAGAAATGGCCCACTGAATGGAAAAGTAGAATTACAATGTTTAATATTGCAGCATCCACAAGTCCATTAAGCGAATCAGAAGTAGATATAATTAAAAGACAACATGATAAAAAAGATTGGGGTTATAAATGTAATGATGTTCCAATGTGTAATTTATGTGATAAAAAATTATGCAGAACAAGGAAATACGGAATAGGAGAGGATCTTGTTTTTCCTCTGTTATCTGATTTACAAAAAATCAAATTAGAAAAACCATATTACTATCTTAATGTTGATGGTGAACGTTTACACCTGGAAAATGTAAAATATTTAAAACAACAAAGTTTATTCCAAGAAGCATGTATGGAACAATTAGATTTTAAACCACCAACAGTTAAGGGTCCAGAATGGGACATGATAATAAACCCATTGATGAAGAATCACGAACCTGTGGAAGCACCAGAAGGTGTAACAACAGCGGATCAATTAAGAAATCATTTAGAAGAGTTTTGTTTAAATAGACATATTGGAACAGCTATCACCGATCTTAAAAATGGGGGTGTATGGAATAATGAAGGTTTTCATCATTTTATATTTAATAAATTTTATACTCACTTTTTAATTAGACAACGATGGGATATTAATTATCAACGTACAGCTCAGATGTTAAAAGAATTTTGCAATTGTGAAGACACTAGGGTTGGCAAAAATAGAATATCCGTATTTACTGTGAAGCAATTTGACAAAAGAAAAGATGATTATGTTCAAAAAGAACTAAAACCAAAGGATGTGTTTTGAAAAAGAGAATACACGTAAACATGCACCACATTCGTCATAATAAAAAGCATGGAACGAATAAGCCAGTGATTACCGTAAAAACTTCTAAATCTAATACTTATGGACATGGGGTTGAAATAATGGGACCTAGTAAAGTTATATACAGTCCTGATAAACCATTAAATTGTGGAGCAAGAGTTTGGATAGAAACAGACTCAGATGTACAAATTAAATGAAAACAATAGTATTAGGACCACCAGGCACAGGAAAAACGACTACACTATTAAATGAAGTAGATAATTATCTAAAGAAAACAGATCCAGATAAAATTGGATATTTTGCATTCACTCAAAAAGCTGCATATCATGCCAGAGATGAAGCAATTAAAAAATTTAATTTAACTGAGGATGATCTTCCATACTTTAGAACTTTACACTCATTAGCATTTAGAAAATTAGGATTAAAGAAAGAGCAAGTTATGCAATCAAGTCACTATAAAGATTTAGGGAAAAAACTTGGATTTCCAGTAACTTATGCAGAACATCAAGATGTTCATGGGGGATTTTTTACTTCGGACAGTGAATTTTTACAAATTATTAATCTAGCTAAAGTAAGAAATATTACTTTGGAACAACAATATAATAGAAGAGAACATACCCAAGACTTAGAGCTAGATAAATTACATGATATTGCGGAAGCATTAAGAATATATAAAAAAGAATATAACTTAATAGATTTTAATGACATGATTTTAGATTTTGTTAAGTCAGATTTATCCCCAAAGTTTGATGTAGTATTTATTGATGAGGCCCAAGATCTATCTTTAATGCAATGGGATATGACAAAATCTATTTGGAACAAGAGTGAAGATACCTTTGTTGCAGGTGATGATGACCAGGCTATTTTTAAATGGGCGGGTGCAGATGTAGATTCTTTTATAGCTTTACAAGATCAAATGATAAATCTTCCTTTAATACAATCACATAGAATACCTATGAAAGTTCACGGGCTCGCAATGGGAATTATAAATAGAATTAAACATAGAATTAATAAAAGCTGGCATCCTAGAACTAGTGAAGGAAGCTTACACAGGCATTTTGATATTGAGTCAGTAGATATGTCTTCTGGAGACTGGTTAGTTTTAGCTAGAACTAAACACATGTTAAGAGAGATAGAAGATGTTTTACATCGTAAAGGTTTATATTATGAAACCAGACATAAACGTGGTCATGAGAAAGATATTCAAGAAGCTGCTACAGACTGGGAACACTTGCGTCAGGGACAGCTATTGGCTTATAGACAAATAGAAAAAATATATAGCTATATGACACCAGAACATGTGAATAAACCTAAATTAAAAGGAATGACCAAAGGATCATTTTATGGAATAGATCAACTAACTAAAGACTTCGGATTAAAAATTAAAAAAGTTTGGTTTGAAGCGTTCGATGATGTAGGCTCCAAACGAATAAATTATTTAAGAAAGATGCGAACTAACGGGGAACAATTAAATAAAAAACCAAGAATAGAACTCTCCACCATACACGCAGCTAAAGGAGGGGAATGTCAGAATGTAGTTCTACTAACTGATCTTACTAAAACTACTTTAGAAACATACCACAAAAATCCTGATGATGAAAATAGATTATTTTATGTGGGTGCCACACGAACAAAAGAAAATTTACATATTATAGAACCAAAGCGTGCTGAAAAAGCATTTATGATATGATGGACTTAACAAGTGAAGCTATTCTATTATCAATGATGACTTTTTATTTTGCAATTAAACTTTATTTAATATTTATAGCATGAACGATGTATACAAAAAACAGATTGGTGGTGACCATTATCAATCGATGGAGATTCAACCATCGGAATTTATAAACAAAAATAATTTGCCTTTCGCAGAAGGAAACGCTATAAAATATTTGTGCAGACACAAACAGAAAGGACAAAAGCAAGATTTGGAAAAAGCAATTCACTACTGCCAGATGGCAATTGATAGAGATTACCCAGAAAAAAAAGATATATGAACGAAGAATTAGAAGAATTATTGAAAGAACTTAAAGCCTATCGTGAAGATATGGTGGCGCGTAATTATCCGTTCCAGCGAATCAGCGACATCATTACTAGATGGGAAATGAAGAAGGTAAAGACAGTATCAGAAGAACTACAAGACGAATTAGAACCTATTGGAGATTTTTTAGAAGAAGCTGAAAAAGAAAAAAAAGAATTAGCAGAATGTTATAAAGAAGCAAAAAGACAAACAGAAGAACGTAAATCAAAAGAATGGATCAAAGGCTATGACAAATGGAAGAAAGATCAATGATACAAATCCCCCTTTTCAAACCACAAACAGAATGGTTACCCCCAGAAGAATTTCCAGATCTATCTAAATATGATGAAATTTCGATAGACCTAGAAACTAAAGACCCTAATTTAAATATAAGTAGAGGCTCTGGCTCTATTGTAGGAGTAGGAGAGGTTGTAGGAATAGCGGTGGCTGTTAAAGATTGGTGTGGCTATTATCCAATAGCTCATGAAGGCGGCGGTAATATAGATCGTAAAAAAGTCTTGAAATGGTTTCAAGATGTATTAAGTACACCATCCACAAAGATTTTCCACAACGCCATGTATGACGTTTGTTGGATTAGGGCCCTAGGTTTAAGTATTAACGGTAAAATAGTCGACACAATGATAGCCTCGGCTTTGGTTGATGAAAATCAAATGC